TAGGTCACGACGGTCGGCAGCGCCCGGAAGCAGTCGAAGACCAGCGGCAGGCCGGAGGCGCCAGGCGTCCAGGTTAGCGTCCAGGTCTGCTGGTCGATCAGCTGCATCAGGATCTCGCGCGCCGCGGTCAGCGTGTTCTGGTCCCCGGCCTGGATGAGGATCGGCAGCGTGATTGTCCGGTTGGAAGCCCGGTAGCCGAATGGCCGTTCGCCGTCCAGCAGCATGGATTGCACGATGTCGGTGGTGGGCTGCGGAGCGGACAGGTCGTAGCTCATGGTGTAGCCGAGCCCGGCGGAGTTGTCCGATGCCGGGGCGAGAATCCGGAAGCTCGCTGCGACCCCGGAAGAGTTGACCAGCTCGGGGATCTGCGACGGTGTGGGCCCGCCCAAAGTGCCCATGGTTTCGATCAGGTCGGCGATGACCAGGCTGTCGGCTACTGCTGGCATGCTGTACGTCGATGTGTACGTACTGGAATAGCCAGGCATGGCGTCAGCGCTCCCCCCGGATTACTACGCGGGCGGGCACGCAGAAAGGCACCGCGAACACGGCGTACCGCGATGCCTGAGCTGATGCTTACTGCCACTGGGCGGCCGGTTTTCCGATTGGGGGAACCGGCTCCGCGTCAGACGACGACGGCCACAGTGTGGGGCTAGGGCTAGTCTAGTTGGGCTGTCAGCGCCCTCCGGAGTAGTATCCGGCGTTTGAGCCGGCGCGGGCCGATGCGCCAAGACTCTGCCCGAAGGCCGCACCCTGCTGGCTGGTCGTGGTGTTCAGCGTCTTCAGCTGCGCCTGCATGACGGCCAGCGCCCGCACCACGTCGCTCAGGCTCGCGTCCTGCTTGCTGGCCGGGGTGGCGGGGACCAGCGGTTCCGGGGCGCCAGTGCCGTTGTAAGCAAGGCTCAGGCCCTTCGGCATGATGGAGCCGAGCGGATTGTCGTACCAGCCGTAGGAGTTACCTGTGAGCATGACCTGGCGGCCCTGCCGTATCGTCCACGACCCAAGGCCGGTTGTTACGCAGTAAACGGCGCCCCGCCCGGCATCCTCACGCTCGATCCGCTCGCCGCCGATAAACGGCTTGGTCTCGCGGATGCTGGCGCCGTTGCGCGGGTTCTCGCAGCCCAGATTGTTCACACGCGGCCTGTTCCACGCTGAGATGCCGGGGCGCTTGCCGCTGAGGAAAATCGCTAGCGTGATTGCGTCCTGCTTCGGCCCGTCAGCCTGCGGGTACACCTTTGCCCGCGGATAGCCACTGGCCCCCTTGAATGTGCCGTCGCCGTGCAGTGAGCCTTCCGCACCGAAAACGCCTCGCAGGAACGCCTCGCGCTGCGCTTCATCAAGCGACAGCACGAACGGGACTGGATTCTGGTGGTCGTAACCGCTGCGCTTGAGCAGTTCCTCGGAGTAGGGCCGGTGGAACTCCCACGTCACAAGGGGAAGCGCTGCTCCGCCGCCGGGCTTGCGCGTCTGCCGGACCGTCCGGCTGAACAGGAGGCCCGCCACCAGCGCATCGATCGCCTTGACGTGTTCGGGCTTGGCCTGCCCGAGGCGTACCGATCGCTGCGTACCGCGCAGGGCCCGCCAATGTGTGCTGCCGGGAGTGCGGCTTTTGGGCCGGATAACCCAGCCATCGCCGAGAACCCAGCCGAGCAGTTCCGCTTCCTGCTGACTGATCGCCAGTCCGTCGCCTACATCGGCAGGAGCGGCGACACGCAGGGTGTGCCGGGAAGTGATGGACTGCGCTTCAACGAACACGTCTTCGCGCACGTACTCGTTTTTGGTGCGCCCTTGATGGCCCTTCCGCCCCGCATGACGGAGGTGCGCAGCCACCCAGCGATGGTGCGGCGTGCATGTCGCTTCCCAGGTCTTATTCGACAGCCGGACAAGTGGCGCGTCTTCATAGACGTGGACAGCGGTAACGGGGGTCCATGCGCTGCGGCCGGTTCCGGTGTCGTACCCGACGGTTTCGTCGCCAGCGCGCAGCTGATCGTGGGTTAGCCAGCCGCGACGTGTAAGAATCTGCACACTCAATGGTACACACAGCTCATGGGCCCATGCAGCTTCGGGGTTGCCGTACCGCTGCTTGATGTAGTTGACCATGCCGACCGCCTGGCCGGCGGCGCTGCCGGAAGACCCGCCATACTGGGCGTATTCTGACGCTCCGGATATGAACTGTGCCAGCCCGTAGGCGCCGGAACTGGCATTCTGGGCCGCGGTGTTGAATCCGGCCTCGCGCATTTCCACGTCGTACAGCGCCTGCCACTGCGCCCCGGTCCAGCCCATCTTCGCGGCGGCCGATTGCAGCGCGGCCTCTGCGGAAGAGTTACTGACGCCCGCGCCGTTGATGTTCCCGACACTCGACTTCGCCGCCGCGGCCTGCGCCGCCTTGATCGCGTTGGTCATCGCGTCGCCCACCGATTGGGTCATCGCGGCTGCCGTGTTCTGGTACTGGGTGCTCGTCCAGTTGCCCAGCTGGGTGATGTCGCTGCTCAGGGCCCCGCCAGCACCGCCGCCGACAATGCCGCCCATGGCGAACCCGGGCACGTTGTGCGCCGCCATCAGTGGCGCGATGACCGGTGTCAGGTGCTTGGGGACCACCGTCTCGCCGGGCATCGCCATGATCGGCACACTGTCTTTGTTGGGCGTCCCGCCGGAGACCAGCATGCCGGCCGCGCCGAATTTGGTTCCGGCGATCAGCGCCTTCTGAAGTCCCTCGCCCTGGCTGATCGACCAGGTGCCGGTGCCGGTGACATTGATGCCGATCTGCTTGCCGCCGGGGATCTGGGTGATGCTCCTGGAGAGGCCGTCCACCAGGCCGGCGGCGGTGTGCGCGTTGATCCCGGCGTTTTTCAGATCCTGGATCAGCCGGGTCCGGGCGTTGCGGGCGTCGTCAGTGTTGGTGCCGTTGTCGTGCACGGTGGTGGTGTAGTTGGCCAGGTCGATCCGGCCCTGCCGGGCGTTCTTGCTGGCGTTCAGGATGTCGGTGATCAGCTGCTGGCGCGCTGCCCTGGTCGCGTTGGACTCGTTGCCGTTGTCGAGAATGATCTTGTTGTAAGCGTCGACGTCGGTGTTTGCCTGCTTCGAGCCGACGCCGGCGTCTTTCAGGTCGGTGATCAGCTGCTGGCGGGCCGCCTTGGCCTGGTCCGAGTCGATGCCGTTTGTGGCGACCGCCTTGGTGTAGTCGGTAACGGCCTTATTCGCGGCATCGGAATTTACATGGGCGCTGAGCAGGTCATTGAGCAGCTGCTGCCGGGCGGCCTTCCCCGCGGTGGTTTCAGTGCCGTTGTCGGCCAGCGATTTGGTGTAGTTGGCGACGTCGGTCTCGGCCGTCTGCGATTTGACGCCTGCGTCGATCAGGTCATTGACCAGCTGCTGGCGGGCGGATTTCGCCTGGCTGGAATCAGCCCCGTTGTCCTGGATCGCCTTGGTGTAGGCGGTGAGGCCCTTTGAGGCGTTGCTGGCCGCGGTGGCCTGGGCGTTGAAATTAATTTGCATCTGGATGCCGGTTTTGGCCGACGTGACCGCCGTATCCTCCAGCGCGGCCTTGACCAGCTTCATAGCGGCCGGCATCGATACCCCGAACACCTTGGCGACTACGGCGCCCATCTGGGAGGTGCTGTCGCCCATGGCCAGCTCAGACTTAACGAGGTCGTCCACGGCGGTCTTCATCGCCGCGTTCGCCTGACTGCTGCCCTTGCCGTACTGGGCCAGCGCCTGGCCGTAAGCGGAGACCGCATTGGCGACGCCGCCGTACTTGAGGATCGCGCTGTTGATGTCCCCGAGCAGGGTGCCGCTGATGTAGCTGCCCTGGTTCTGCATCGCGCTGGTGAGCAGGGCCTCCTGGACGGTGGCCTGGTCGGTGACGTCCTTGACCTTCTGGGTCTCCCCGGCAGTGTTTTTCAGCTGGCTGGAGGTGATGCCCAGGAACTTGTTCAGGTCGGCCAGGTTGTTCGGTCCCTGGTAGCCGGCCGTTTCCCCGAGCGCTACCAGCTGGGCGGTGGCCTCGCTGCTGCCCTTGGCGTACTTCTCCAGCGGGGCGATGGACGCCGCGACGCCCTGAGTGAACAGGTTGGTGGTGACGCCCGCGGTCCGCCAGGTGTCGATCAGCGCGTTGGTGTTGGTGACCTGCTGGGTGAACGCCTGGTTCAGGTTGACCCCGGCGACGGACAGGCTGTCGATCGCGGCCTTGGTCTGGGTGCCCTTGACTTCCAGTGACCCGAGGTGGTTGGTGAACGTGGCGCTGTTGGATGACAGCGTGGACAAGCCCTGGGCGTAAGTGTCGAACGAGGACTGAGTGGCTGTGGTCCCGCTGATCAGCGCGTCCATCGCCTGGGTGACCTTCTGGATCGCGGACACGCTTGCGCCGCTGGAGGTGGTGGTCTGCCGGTCCAGGGCTTGCAGCTCGTTGCCGTAGATTCCCGACGTGGTGGCCATCGACTTGAGCCCGTTGTTGGCGCCCTCCACCTCGATCTGGATCTGCGCCCAGGCAGACCCGGACTTGTCCAGCATCTGGGTCATGGTGACGCCGGAGGCGGTCAGCAGTGCCTGCGCGGCAGACGTCCCGCCGTAGGTCTTCGCCAGGTCCCCGACGCGGGCGTTGTATGTCTGCGTCTCGGAGCCCAGCTGAGACTGGATGACCTGGAGCTGCTGGACTTTGCTGGCTTGCTCGGTGTACGCCGCCGAGACGGTTTTGATCGAGGAGCCGAACTTGGTTCCGGTTCCGGTGACGAATTCCTGCGTCTTGCCCAGCTGGGTGGTGGCCGCTGACAGCTTGGCCGACGCTTGCGCCTGCCCGCTGGTGAGCAGGGAGAGCCCGGTCGATAGATCAGTGGCGCCTTTGATGCTGGTTTGCAGCGCGGCGCCCCACGCCTGGGTGGCCGTCTGGGAGTCTTTCATCCAGATCACCAGCGTGATCAGGGCCGCGGTCGCCCCCACCAGGATGCCGATCCAGCCGGCCGTGGTGATGCTGGCAAGCGCACCTTTGAGCACGATCGTCGCCGCGGTAGCGACGCCCTCCTCCGCGGCCATCGCGGCGAATTCAGCGCCGAATGCCACGACCTTGACGGCGGCAGCCGCAATCGCCGAGCCCCAGCCGGCCAGCATGGTGCCGAATCTCAGCCCAATCGTGACGGCCAGCCCGGTGTACAGGATGATTCCGTGGAGGGCCAGGCCCCATTGCAGGATCGGCGCGATGGCCCCGGTGACGTGCTCCGCGACGCCCAGGAAACCGGTACCGAAATCGAGCAGGTATTTCGCGTACCCGGGGACCGCCTTCATCAGGTTGCCGATCAGCCCGAAAAAGTTGCCGAACGCGGTACCCAGCTGGGCTACGTCGCCTACGGCGTTTTTCATGAAGACCTGCATGCCGCCGGAATCGATCGCGGCGGTGGTCCGGGCGCCCAGCTGCTCGATCACCGGGACCAGCTGCGTGACCAGGTTCAGCAGAATCCCGGAGCTGTGCCCGGCGACGGTGATCGCGTCGCCCCACAGCTCATAGACCGCCGGCTGCACGGCGTTCTGCATTTTCAGGAACCCGCCGGTCAGCGGGTCCAGCTTGGTAGCTGTGCCGGCCGTGGAGTTAACCACGTTCAGCATGTTTTCCATGTGGGTCGTGATGTTCTGCACGCCCTGGCTTGCCGCCGCGGCGAACACGCCGATCGCGATGGTGGCTGGTCCCCAGACGGCCAGCGTCTCGATGATGCCTTCCGCCATCAGGTGCCAGCTGTGCACCCAGGTGACCAGGCCCGGTGCGAAGCTGCCGAGCAGGCCGCCGAACAGCGACACCCGGGTATTCAGGAACCCCCAGATGCCCCACAGCCCGTTGGCGGAATTCTCCGCGTCCTTCTGTGCGGCGGAGACGGCACGCAGCCCAGGTGGCAGCCGGCTCCACGCGCCGACCAGCAAATTCGCGGAAGCGGCGGCTGCGGCATCGGCGGCGGACTTGTCCTGCTCGGCCTTCGCCGCGTCCGCCATTGCCTTATTGATGCCGTTGACCGCGGCGGTAAAGCCCAGCAGCTGGGCTTCGGCGCTCAGCAGCCCAGCTGCGCTGATCCCCAGCTTCATGTCTTCCATCTGGGATTGCAGCAAGGCAATCTGCGCGCGCAAAGACGCCAGTTTCGCCGTTGCCGCCGTGGCCTGAATTCCGGCGGGCATGTCCTTGAGGCTGTCGGCCAGCTTGGCTTCCTGTGCTTGCAGGCCGGTCAGCTTCGCCACCGCCGCGGTGTCGTCCGCGTTCAGCTGGAGGTTGGTCAGGGTCTTGGCGAGCGCCGCCATTTTCAGCTGGAGACCGGCCATTGTGGCCAGCGCCTTGGCGTCATTCGCGTCGATCGGGATGTCCGCGGCTACCCCGCTGAGGGCTTCCAGCCGCTCCCGCAGATCGATGATCTTGGCTACGGCGTCTTCGGTTTCCGCGTTGACCTGGATGTTGGCGTTCTTCTGGAGGGTGCTCAGGAACCGGCCCAGCTCGTCCCGGTTGATGTCGAGCCCGACCGGGACGGTGGGGCTGACCCCGGCCGTGGCCTTCTTAACCCCCGCGACCAGCTTCGCCCGGAAGCCGTCCACATCGGGGCTGACAACAACGAAGGCGTCACCCAGCATCCTACTGACGGTAATCACCGTCTTGCAGGACGTGATGTACAGTATACTCGGGAGTATGACTCCGCCCCGTAAATGGCCGCTTCTGCCCGGTGATCGATTTGGCCGTGGTGTCGTGCTTAAAGAGGTCCGCATGCCGCGGCCGGGCCGGGCTAACGGTGTACGAGGCGCACAGCTCAAATGCGACTGCGGCACCGTGTACGAGGTCAGACTGTCGGATCTGACCGCTATAACTCGCACGCCGACGCGCTCGTGCGGGTGCTTGATGCGTGAGACTGCTTCCGCGACGATGCGCCGCCCGGAAAATCTGGCCCGGCTGGCTGCGCACAATGCGGCGCAGGAAACCCGCGCTGCTACTGTCGTGCGCAATCGAGTAACTAAGCGCACGCACGGTCTGTCGCGCACACATCCGCTGTACAGCACCTGGGGCAACATGATGACCCGGTGCTACAACCCGAAGTTCAAGCAGTTCAAGGACTACGGCGGCCGGGGCATCTACGTGTGCGAGCGCTGGCGTAATCCGCAGCTGTTCATTGAGGACATCGAGCGGCTGATCGGCCCGCGCCCGGAGGGCATGACCCTGGACCGGATTGACAACGACGGGCCATACGCTCCGGGCAAGGTCAAGTGGAGTACGCAGCAAGAGCAGGTGCGGAACTCCCGTCGCTGCCTTCCATAGCTGCCCCATCACAGCTCCTCGGCGATCGACCAGAGCCCGGTGGTCAGGAACGGGTACTCGTTGCGGTCGATACGCGGCTTCTCCAGGAAGATGGCTGGGTCGGCTGCGGCGTTGGCGCCGCCGTAGATGTGGCCGCCGGTATAGCCCATCCACGGCCGGATCGTGCCGAGCGTGTACCCAGGCGGATTGGCGTCGCTGCGCGCCGACCAGCCGCGCGAGCGCCTGATCTGGACCTTGCTCCGGGCGACAACCGCGATCTGCTCGGAGGTTTCGATGATGAACTGCCCGACCAGGCCCTCCGGGGTGTTCAGCATCTCCTCGATCGCGGCGTCGTCCCAGGTCGTGTCAGCCACTGGGGCCTCCCCTGGCTGTCTCGAACTCCTCGAAGAACGCCGCGTTGTAGTCCCAGCGGCAGGCCACGCACAGCCAGATGCCCCAGGCCGGGCACCAGTTGATCTGGCTGATCCGGCCGCACTCTTTGCAGCACTCCTGCCCGGGTGTCCCCGCCGGGGCGTCCATCACAGCCGCTCATCGCCTGCGGCCCCGGGCTGCCCAACGACCGGGGCGTCCGGGTCGGCGAAGGTCATGCCGGCTGCTTCCTGGTGCGCCTTCAGAGCCTCCCGTGCGACGTCCTCCGGGTTCTCGCGCTGCCCGATCTGGCCGTCGAAGTCCTCCTGCTGCTCTGCGTCCATGTGCTCCACCTGGATCGAGTACGCGACATTGCACATCTGGCGCGGGGTCAGCGCCTCGACGCCTTTCCCTGTCGCCCGGAGGAGGTCCCCGTCGACCCTCGCGAGGTGGCGCGCCGCCCACCCGAGGAGGTTCCGGGCGGCGGCGTAGGGCGGCCGGCGATCAGCTCGATCGTCTTGGTGATGACGTCCATCAGGTCGTCCGCGTCGGCCTTGGTGATCATGGCGTGTTCCTCGAATTCGCCCCAGTCACCGCGGTCGTACACCTTGCACGCGGGCTCGTTGCCCGCCTTGCAGAATTCGCATTTTCCGCAGCCAGGGCAGCCCGGGTGGATGCAGTCCCGCAGCAGCGTGTACATCGCGCCCAGCGCCCGCGGGTCCTGCACGTTGACGTCGGCGAATGCCGCGAACTTCAGCAGCGGCATCAGGCCGATCTTGTCCGCGATCCGGAACCGGCGGCCCAGGAACTCCACCGACCGGATGGTGGTCACGGTCCCGGGAACGACTTCCTGCTCAACATCCGGCGTGACGCCCGCGGTGGTGGCCTGGATGCCGGCCAGCTGGCGATCCAGCTCGCCGGGCGGCGCGTCGAAATCGATATCGAGACCGGCGTCTTCGCTCATGGCAGCGGAACCTCCTATCGCAGAAGATCCCGGCTCCCGGAGGCCACGGGTGGTGCAGGGCCCGGGAGCACGCAGTCACTTGCGCGCTCCCGGTGATCAGGACTCAGGTACCAGCCAGGCCGTAAGTCGGGTACCGCTGGATTCGGCTGGCCGCGTTCCAGGTGGACTTGAGCGACACAGCGGCGGTGACGCCGCCGGCGACGGCGAAGTCGGGCAAAATTGTGCCGAAGAAATACTGCGCGGGCGGGCCCATCATTGAGCTGACGGTGGACGGGTAAAGGTAAAAGTTTCGGGCCTGCCCATCCGTTGCCGCTACATATGTTTGTGCCGTACTTGTGTCGAAAAATCCTGTGAAGTCGCCCGAGGCATCGGGCAGCCCGGCCACCCAGATGAGGTTATTGTCGCCCATTGCTGTGACATCGACCTTGGCAACACGCTTTTGTTACTACTCACTCTTTCGAGTAAGCGGGCCAGTCATTTCTGCTGGCCTCTGCATATCTCTATGCAGGCCGGACTATACCTTCACCCGCGTGGGGTGCCGCGTACCTAGTCTCTGAACCTTCCCGTTGGATTACTCCGAGCGGGCTCGGCTGCTGATTGCCCCTGCTGCCAGCTTTTTGAACCGTCGCGCTCGGGCTTTCGCTCCACGCTGTGGTGCCGGCAGGTGATCCGGGTGTTCCAGCAATTCTCGCGGTTTGCACTGAAAGATTGCTCTCTCAGGTCGCCAGGTTGACGAAGTTAATCGACCAGTCGCTCAGGAAGGCCATCGGGGCGGCGAGAATCTGCGCACCACCCGTGCCGTTGGCGGGGTCTACGCCGACGTACGCGATGCCGTTACGTCCATGGATTCTAGAAATTTGTAGCACTCCCTCACACAGCGTGATAGGAGCCGGCTCCGGTCGCATCGGACAGCTAGGGCCGCGGCATTGGGTCTGTGACCAGGTTACTCCCGCTAGTTTATTAACCGTGGCGGAGGAACGCTGGAGCCCGGTCCCGGATTACGCGGGCTGGTACGAGGCCAGCAACTGGGGCCGGGTGTACTCGCTGCCCCGGGCCGCTGCTGCCGGGGGACTGCTGCACCCGAAGCTCAACTCGCGGGGGTACTACCAGGTAGGGCTGTGCAAGTACGGCCGGGTCACCCAGGTGCTGGTCGGCCGGATCGTCCTGGCGACGTTCCGCGGCCCGTGCCCGCCCGGGAAACGGGTACGGTACGGGCCGCGGGGTCCTGCCGACAATTCGCTGGAGAACCTGCGCTGGGGCTAGCCGGTGACGGGCGGCACGTCGGCCGCGGCGTCGGCGGTCTCGGTGGCCAGGAAGGCGTCTGCCTGAGCCTTGGACGCAGCCAGGGCATCCAGGGTGGTCTGGGAGATGGCCGGGGTACCGCCCGCGGCGACTTCCGCGAGCAGCTGGTTGACGTCTGCCTGGATGCCGGTGAGCACGGTTGCGGCCTGGGTCAGGTCAGCCTCGATGGCGGTGACGGCAGCGAGAACAGTGGCGTCCTGGGTCATTAGTTGCTCCATCAGTGCGATAACGGTGTTCATGGAATTGGAGAGGCTGTTCACGGTCTTCTGGGTGGCAGACAGCGTGGATTGCACCGCGAGCAGGGTTGATTGCTGCGCGGTGGCGGGAGTGATCGCGATAAGTCGCAGCCAATTGCGCATTGAAACCGTGTCTCCAGCCGGGAACGTAAGCAGCATCTCCGGCTCTGGCCGCTTGCTGCGCGCGGCCGGCCACGGTAAGGCAGAGCCAGTCTAAGCCCCAGGTCGCGCTAGTACCTCTCCAGCAGCTCCAGAAGAGTTTGCACATTTGCGGTAAACGTCCGGCCAGCAACAGCTTTCCGGGCCAGCTCGCCTGCCCGCTCGCGCTCAGGGCCGTGCGCCAGCCACCAGCGCAGCTTCTCGCCCGCTTCGCCGGGACTGCCGAAAGTGGGCAGCATGGACAGCAGCTGATCGCCTTCAGCGCGCGGATCGCGCAGGAACGGCAGGCCGCACGCCGCCATCTCCACCTCCCGCGGGCCCATCGCCTGGGCGACGTCGGCCGCGTGAGTCTCCTCGCCTTCCCGCCGGTAGAAGTTGAGGCCCATCCGGGCGTGCCGGTACAGCTCGGCGGCGTCCGCGTTGTCCACGCAGTCAGCCTCGATCCCCACCCCGGTCCCGATGAACTTCGCCAGCGGGGAGGTCGCCGGCAGCTTGCCCCAGTCGTTCCCCGCGATCAGCACGTCCAGGCCGTCCAGGTCCATCGCCTCGAAGAATTTGATCCGGGATTCAAAAGCGGTGCCGATGAACGCCAGCTCGGCGGCCAGCTCGGTATCCCGTGCCCCGGTGCGCGGATGGTGCACCGCGGGCCGGTAGGCGTGCGGCATGTACACCGCCGGGATGCCCTGCGCCCGGAACATGTCCAGGTTGGCCGGGTCGTTGAGCATATTCAGGTCGGCCAGCTGCCCGCGGATCAGCTGCTCGTCATCCTGGTACGGGCTTTCGGTGTGCAGGATGACGATCTTGTGCCCGTGCGCCCGGATCAGCCTGAACAGCCGCTCGGTCATGAAGAACGCGCTGATGAACATAACGACCTGCGGGCCGAACGTATACAGCGCGTCGGTCAGGCCCTGCATCGAGGTGACCAGGGCCTGCTCCTGGGACATCGCCTGCTTGATGATCAGGCGCCCTTCGCTGTCCTTCAGGTCTTCGCCGTGCTCGTCTGTTTCGGGCATCAGCACCTTGGAGTAGAAGATCAGCCGGTCGTTGGTGTTGAAGGTCGCGACGTCGATCCCCAGCTCTTTGAACGCCTCAAGCCAGCCCGTGAAGACGTCGTGCACGCTGAAGTCGGGCTAAAGGCCCAGGATGAACCATCAAGATCCTCATGGGCTGACCACCCCCTTATGCGCCTGCGCGCTGCTGCTCGCGGTCATGGGGTGGTGAAGCCCTTGGCAGCCAGCCAGATCCCCAGCGCTTCCCGCAGGCGGTGTGAGAAGGGGTGCGTATCTGCCATCCACTGCTCCGCGACCGTTGCGAGCGCCTGATCCGCAGCGTCCGGTCCGGGCGGCGGCACCGGAGCGGGCGGCACCGGAGCGGGCGGCACCGGAGCGGGCGGCACCGGAGCGGGCGGCACCGGAGTGGGCGGCACCGGAGCGGGCGGCACCGGAGTGGGCGGCACCGGAGTGGGCGGTGTAACAGCGACCGGGAACGGCTTGCCGGTGATCGCGGTGAATTCCGCGGCGAACGCGGCCTCGTTCACGCCTGCCTGGAACTCGACCGTGCCCAGCTGCTCCTCCCAGACGACGAACCACAGTTCCTCGACTTCGTGTCCCCAGAACGCCGGGGTGAACGAGGTCTCCTCGGCCCAGGTCACGAATTTCACGTTGCCAGCCAGGTCAGGGTCGCTGCCGGCCGGCTCAGCGCCGTACCCGCCCACCATCGTGCAGTGCCCGCCATCGACCGGGCTGCTTGCCACGTAATCCCAGGGCTGGTCGTTGCCGAATTCGGTCTGGTTGATGTCCAGCACGTTGATGCCGACGCAGAGTACGCCGCCCGCAGCTATTGCCGCGCTGACTTCTGCGGCGCTGGTGTAGTCGACCGCGGCGAAGCCGATGAGCTTCGAGCCGTCCGGGCCGGGGTTGGCGACCAGCCATTCCAGCAGGGTCTGGATGTCCATCCCGCCGTCAGCGGGTGAGCCGGGCCCGGTGGATGAGCCGCCTGTGGGATCGAAGTCCGGATTCTGGGTCTTGTAGACGGCTAGCACCTCGGACCAGGGCGGGTACGAGCTGTGGCCGCCAATCACCGTGCTGATCGTCCGGCGGGTGTTGGCCCACCAGACGGCAACACAGTTACCGCAGCCACCGAAACCGGGCGCCACGGTGTTGTCCGGTCCGTTGCCCAGCATCTTCCAGCCGCCGCCCATCGGCCTGATGTAGTCCACGGCGGCCGGTGGCGGGGCCTCCACCGGCCCTCTGCGGCGGATGTCGCGGAACTGGATCGCTGGTGCCCGTTTCGGCGGGCGCCGGCCGTAGGTGCCGGTCACACGACGCTGTGGTGTGCTCATCAGATTGCCCCGATCTGTACGTTTATCCGGGCGCCGAAGTAGGTCTCGCCCGCGTAATCGATTCGGCCATAGTTGCTCACGGTCATAGGTTCGCAGAAATGCACCGCGCTACCAAGGGTCGGATCAGCCATGATCGCGCCCGGGATGGATTCAGTCTCCCCGGACCCGATACCCAGGTAAGCATCCAGCGCCCGCTGCGTGCGCTCAGATGTGGCCGCATCTGAGATGACGATCAGAACGATCAGGTTGATTGTCAGGGTGCCGTCCACCGTGTCGCCGAACTTGGCCAGCGGCTGACCGGGCAGCACGATCGCGACCGGCGGGCTGATTGAATCGCGGGCCTCGGCCATGGTGCGAAGCCCTGTGCGAGTGCCGATCTGGCTAGCTAGCGCGGCTCTGATAGCCAGGATGTCCGCCATGTCTTCCTTAATGCAGAAAGACCTGGCTCCTGACGGCCACAGGTTACTGAGTGATCACAGACTACGCCGGTTGCGGCCCCAGCTAGCATAGTGCCGGAAGACCGGGTGGGGAGCCTGGCTCCAGGGGGAACGGCGCGTGTCATGAGGGTTCTTATTCTGCTGCTCGCGCTCGCGGGCGCGGCTATCGTGCTGGTCGTGGTGACTTACCCGGGCGGGCAGCCCGCTTGCCTGCCAGCAGGCGACGGTCACCCGCCGTCGTCTATCCGCCAGTGCTGGGCTTATTCCACGCCGTCACCGTGAGTACGCCTCTTCAGCAGCAACTGCTGTATGGCAGGCAATGGCCACCTCTGCTCCTGCCTTTCCAGCAGCGGCTTTTCCCGCCGCACCGGCTGATCCAGCCGTCCGTGGTGGAGCAGGCCATCGACGTGGTGTGGCACTACCCGGGCATGCAGCAGGCCCTGGTGATCGCGGCCGGGGCGCTGCTTGTTTTCGTTCTGGCGAAGGCGGTCACGTACGGGATGTACCGCCGCCGATCGGGTGACATGCTCCCGGGCGCGCCGGAAGACGATGAGCACCACTCTTACTTCAAGCACCAGTGGCGCCGCAGTCTCACCATCACGTATGCGCTGCTATCGGCCGGCGGCCTGTACGGGCTGTACGAGGTGTACACCAAATCCTGGGTGTGGTACCCATTCCTGATCACGCTGGCGGTAATGGTCCCGTGGACGCTGTACATGATCGTGGTGACGCTGCGGAAGCCGACCATTAATATCGACACCCACGCACTGAGGGTGCGCGATCTGCGCCGGCCATCGGTGGACGTGTTCGTTCCTACCTGCGGGGAAGACCCGGCCGTGGTCGGCAACACCTATCAGCACGTGCTCGACCTTCGCTGGGCCGGTGAGCTGAACCTGTACGCGCTGGACGATTCGCCCACCGAATCGCTGCGGGAGCTGGCCGGGCTGTACGGACTTACTTACCTGCGCCGTGATGACTGGCCGAAGGGGAAGAAGTCAGGCGGCCTTAACAACGCGCTGAAGCAGTCTCAGGGTGAGATTGTCGTTGTGTTCGACGCTGACTTTGCTCCTACTCCGTCGTTTCTGGAGCAGACCGTCCCGTATTTCGGGGATGGCGAGGTGGGGATTGTGCAGACCTCGCAGTATTTC